TGAGCCTCATAATGAGACCCAATTCCAGTCAAAGTAGCATGTTGTACTGAGCATCCAGTTCCAACAATATGTGCAGTCACATATCCATTCTCTCCAACTATTCTTCTACCAGGAGAAAGTGAAGAAATTCCAACATCTCCAGTTTCAAATGTGGTAACGCCTACATATCCACTCTTAGCAAATGTTACAATAGGATTGCTACGAAGTCGTGATATATATCCATTACTTACATCTAAAGTAGGATTAGCAAAGAAAGCAGTTCCACTGGTAGAAGTAAATTTAGCTTTATAGAATTTCAACTTCATATCTTCCAATTGACTAGGACTCCAAACGGAACCATTTTGGGATTTAAACAAACTACCTATAGCCCATTGTTGATTATATTGTACGGAAGCAGTATTAGGAAGACTTTGTAAATTTACTGCATCTTCACCCATTCTTGCAATCCATAATTCATATTGATTGCTTGTTGGAGCAAGAACTACTACTGCATACTCTCTTCCAGGTGGTAAATAAATTGGTTCTGGGAATTTAACATTTGTAGCAATATCACCAGTTGTAGAAACAGTGATATCATCAGGTCTTAATGTTACAGGATTTCCTAAAGCGACTCTAGTAGGAGTTCCTAATTCAAGAGTTCTAATTTCAACTATAACTGGATTATTTCCGGTATCTTTAGTAGCAAAGAAAAGATCTACTGAAGTTAAATATATTCCATGTTCATCGTCATCAATTCCAACATTAGGATCAGGTGCTTCTATATTTCCACCAACACTAAAGGATTGTGCTAAAGGATCAGCGAACACCCTCCAAGTTAATCGAGTAGTTGTTACAGTCGTAATATTAGACGTAGTAAACTGAGTTTCTTCCCAAATTCCTCTCGATTCATACTCAACTCTTGCAGTTGAAAGTAAATTGCTTCCTTTTAATTGTGGTGCATTAGTGGGACTACTTGTAAGTTTATATGTCTTTGTACCCGTTCTAATAACCACACTAGGTTGTGGATCAGTATTTGGATCTCTTAAGAAAAATGTACCTTGTAAATCACCATAATTATCTGTAATTAATTTTAAATCCTTTACGTAAGCAATTGCACCATCTGTTTGCCCAACAAGTCGTGCTCCAACAGTAACAT